CTTGTTGTTATGTAACTGTTTTTGTATTCTTTAACATTGTAACCACTTCTTCTAGTGTTCCATAGCAAGATACCTTGAGGGTATAAAGCCGGATTTGGTGCATCTGGATCTAGGAAGTCATCACTCAAAAGATTTTTGATTGAACTGAAAGCACCTGCTCCTGTGTTTCCTTCTGCCCGCTTCTCGCTTGAAGTGTGTGATCTTGCGTCGGCAAAAACAACACCATCTTCTGTTGTTTGGTCTGCCTTGTCAACAAGTTCCCAAGCCGCTCCTGACGTAGTCACTGCAACTTGGTTGGCTGTGTTTGTAGAGCTCAATGTTGCAGAAGTGTTGTATTTGTAAAGTTTTGGATAGTTTTCCAAGTCACTTGTATCAATCCATAAGTCGTTGTTCACAAGTGCTGTTCCATCTGACTGGGTAGTTGGTGCTGTTGCACTGAACTGTGGTCCATTTGGATCGGTTGTAGCGTAAACTTCTCTGTAACCTTTCCAAGTTGTTCCGTTGTGCGTCATGATGTCTGCTTCGTCTATTGTGGTGCTGTACCATAATGTACCGTCTGCTGGCTCATTAGTTGGTGCACTTGAAGATGCAGTGTAGCTCAAACGTTTCCAGTTGGAAGCAACAACTTCATTTCCTGTTGTTGAATCTTCAGAGTCGCCTGTTGGTGCAACGTACAAGTTGTCGATCTTTGTAGTGCTGTTAGTCTCGTATCCACCGTAATCGTGTGCTTGTGATACACCCAAACCAGCATCTCCCAAAGGATCTCCCGATATGTTGTTCATTCTGAATTCACCACCCAATTTGTGTTTTATCTGGATTGCACCTTTGTACTCTCCTGATGAAACAATAGATGCTTCAAGATTCGTGAAACCTGCGGCTGTGAATGCAGTGACGAAGTCCTCGTTGTCAGCCAAGGTAGATCCATCACCTGATTGTATTGTAACTCTTTTCGCCGTCGCTAACGATGAACTGTTCTTAACTGATTCTTGAACATCAAAAGTCTCGTTATGAGTGAAACTTGGTTGTGTAGTTTTGGACTGGATTACTGTTTCTCCGCCCTCGTATCTGAAAAGTTGGAAGTCACCCTGCTCTCTTGTGTCATCCTGAGCACTTACAGGGTCATTGTTTTCAGTCACGTTGAATTGTGTGTACACTGTACCCACTGTGATTGCTGTACCACCTGTTGAAGGATCTAGGTTGTAGATCGCAGTCTGATGGTTTGCGTAAAGTGGCGCACTTACAGTTGAAAAACTTGCATTTGCCGAGCTGTAAAGTTTAGCAACAATGTTTGCACCTGAGTTGGCGCTTGTTGTCTTGAACCAAACTGAACCGTTGGGTCTGTCCTCGTCTGCTGTTTTCCAAGTTGGTCTTGACGTGTGAGCCGCTTGAAAAAATTTAGCACCGTTGTATGTGCCTGCTGTGATTCCTAGTTCAGCAAGTACACCGTTGCCCTCTTCGAACCTGATAGTGTTGTTGCCTGCTGTAGAGTCACCAGTCCTTACACCATTGTGGAAGATTTCTAAAGCACTTGTTGTGCTGTTGATCGATGCTGTAACTCCCGGAGAGTTTGCAGTGTTGATAGCATCTCTCACGTCTGTTAGAGCGACACCGCCAGGTGTCACTGTGGTCCCGTTGATTGTGAAAGTGTTACCACTAGTTACTGTAGTGCCTGACGCAACCGAAACGATAGGATGAGAACTGTGCCATCCCGGAGTTCCGAGTTGTTTCCATTCGTTGCTGGCGTTTTTGTAATAGATTTTGTTTGTTACATGAGTTGTGTTGATGGCGTAGTCTCCTATTGATCCCACTGATGTCTTTGGAGCACCAGTCGTTGCGTTACCTACCAGGTCAGTACGTGATGTGATCAAGATTGGAGTTTTTGCCGTGAATTTCTGATCTGTCTGAGACCACTCAAAGATGCCATAATTGCTTGATGCAAGGTCAAACCAGTATGTGCCATCTGTTGGGTTCGCTGTTGGAGCCGTTGCACTTCCGATCAATTCCGACGTGTCAACATTTGTTCTTAACACGTATGCTCTGTTGGCAACGCCCAAGAAACTGTATGCCGCTTGTAGTCCCCACTCATTTAATTCATATCCATGTAATGGGTTGCCTGAAGCGTCTGTGTAGAATTTTGGATCTCCAAAAGTCTCTGTCAATTCTCTCTGTGATGAAATCAGGTATGCTGTATTGGCGTTAGCAGATTGTGTTCCTGCCGCTGTGCCGTCTCCTGCACCGTTTGCCTTGTCCTTTGATGATGCTACTATGAATAGTGGTGTAGTACCCGCATCTGATGGTACGTAGAAACTTTCGTTTATTACTGAAACTTCTACTCCTGGTGATGTTAAAGCCATTTTTCGTATTCTCCTTGCAAGTGTTACGTATATACTAGAGTTATTTATTCAATCATACGGTTTTTACGACAAAATTTACCATTTAACAGGTGCCTATATAGGCGACGTAAATATAGCATATGAGCGATAACCTTAGACCGTTGTGTGAACAGTGCAAGTCCAAACCTAAAGCATATGCGTACCGTCGTTATGGTAAAGTTTATTGGAGGAGACTATGTGATTCGTGCAATCGTAAAAAGGCAGGCAAGAGGATTGGTGGCATCACAGCACTGCAAAGGTCTGGTTACAAAAAAGCCAGGAAATGTGAGTTGTGTGGTTTCAGGGCCACAGAATCAACCCAGTTGGATGTGTTGTTTATTGATGGGAATCTGCGTAATACCAACGCTTCTAACTTAAAAACAGTTTGTGCCAATTGCCAAAGGTTGAGTGGAACCCGAAGGCTTGGATGGCGCATGGGTGATCTTGTTGCTGACGATTAGGTCATCTACTTTTTTGTATAGTTCTTCTAATGATCCGTTATTTTCAATGGTGAAATCAAAATCAGACCTTGCCCAAACATACTCAGATGAATGCACACCCTGTGGTACTATATTGCCTTCCACGTAATTTGTGAACCATTCTGGATCGTTACCTTTCTTTACACGTATTATCTTGCCGCCACGTGCTCTGATCTGATCAATCTCATTAGGAAATCTTGTGTCAGATATCACAGTGGGTTTGCCGTCATATCTGCCCAGGCAACTGTCCACCCATATTGCGTCATACATCTGACCTCTCATGACTTCTGTGCCAAAATGTTGCAGAACCCAGCGCGGAGTCACGTCCTTGCCAAACTGTTGGCTCCAAAAAGCATCAGGTTTTTCACGCCATTCTCTGCTTTCTTTTGTACTTCCTTCCAACATTTCTCTGTTCCAATTGAACATGGCCGCGACAGCGTCCTTGAGACTTTTCGCAAAACTGTCCCTTCTGTAGCCATGCTTGTCCACCAGCCTTTGTGCGGCGGTGTCTTTACCAGAACCAATTAGTCCTACAATTCCTATAAGCATATTTAGATTATACTATTTTTTTAGACGTCTTTCAATCTCTTTTTTGGCTTCCTGTACAGTGGCCAATATTGTTTTACGAAAATCTTTTTTACCTTTTTTGAGAGCGAGTAGGCTCATATTTTCAAGGTCTGTAACAACGACTTCCAGTTCGTCTATGCTGAGGTCAGAGTATCTTCTATATCTGGAATCTGTCATTTCGCTATTATTTAATTTTAAGAATGTTGGTATTAACCAATAACAAAACTGTGAGGTGTTCCGCCCTCTTGGAAGTTGCCTATCTCTTGGTCAAGTCTTTCCATTTCTGTCATGCCCTGCTGTTTAAGTTCAGCACCGTTCAGGGTGGTACCACCTTGTGGACCTGCTATGGTGTTGAACTTGCCTCTGGCCTCGCCTAGCATGGTTTTGCACACAGCAAGTGTGTAATCTCTGATCCAAGGCTTTGCGTATATGTCTTTGAACAATGTTATGTCTGGTCTGTAGTTGTCTGTGTGCATAAGCACAGTTTCGTTGTCTGCTCTTGGCCTTTGTGTGATAGTCAATTTTTTAGTGGCGTTGTCATAATGGAACTGTATGAAACTACCGAACAATTTTCCAACAAGTTCTTGATAACTTGCAAAGGCATAGTAAGTGGCAAGGCCTCCGGTGGCTCCTGCTCTCAGTAGATAGGTGTTTGTGTAGGCAAGGTTGAATGGCTCGAAAAGTGTGCCACCTTCACCGCCCTCTGTACGTGAACCAACAGTCCTACGATTCAAGTTTCTCACGTTGATTACTTCATCTGGTAGAATGTAGGAATTTTGGTTCTTTTTGAGTTCCAAGAAAGCATATGATTCTTCAACTGCGTTTGAAGATCTCTGTCTGTATCTGTTTGTGGCTCTTTCTAGGGCCGTCTGGTAGTGTTTTGGGTCTAATTCAACATCGATCATGCCCTCACCGAGGTTATTTTTCACATAATCAAATATCTCTTGTTGACCTGTTTGAAGTTCTGACATACTCATATTTATTGCCTTTGCCTGCACAATAAATATGTGTGATATGCCAAGATTATCCATTTTCAAGCCAGAAAAGGGCAACGACTACAAGTTCTTCGATCGTAACATCCGTGAGATGTTCACGGTGGGCGGAACAGACCTACACTTCCACAAATACCTGGGGCCGTACGATCAGGGGTCAACAAACAAGGATGGCCCAGCGACTCCAACTCAGCCACAGTATTCTGGTGATAGTCTCAATGAAAGAACAATACAGGATTTGTTGTTTTTAGAAAACAGAGACAGGAAATATGATGCTGACATTTACACGATAAGAGGCATATACAATGTTCAAGATGTCGACTTTAACCTCAGCCAGTTTGGAATGTTCTTACAGAACGACACATTGTTCTTGACCGTGCATCTCAATGACAGTGTTGAGAGATTAGGCAGGAAACCAATGAGTGGAGATGTCATAGAGTTCCCTCACATGAAGGAAGATTATAGCCTAGACGAATCAATACCTATTGCGTTGAAAAGGTATTACGTAATAGAAGACGTCAACAGGGCCGCGGAAGGATTTTCGCAGACATGGTGGCCTCATCTTTTGAGATTAAAATTGAAATCATTAGTGGATTCACAAGAATACAGAGACATACTAGGTGATGCAACAGCCACGGGATCTTTGGCTAGTTATATGTCGACTTACAACAGAGAGAAAACAATATCGGACCAAGTTCTGAAACAGGCAGAAGAGGATTCACCAAAAGCAGGTTTCAATTACAAACAGTACTATGTGGCACCTATAGATGAAAGAGGAAATATACGAACAGACAATGTAAACACCGAAGAGGACAGAGCAAGTAGTGACCAGACTGTGAATGCTGTGATTGACACGCCCGCTAGTTCACACTACGGATTTTACCTGGACGGAGACGGAGTTGCACCAAACGGCAATCCTGCGGGTTTTGGTATAACATTTCCGACGTCGGGTGTGGACAAAGGAGATTATTTCTTGAGGACAGATTATCTACCAAATAGGCTTTTTAGGTATGATGGCAACAGATGGGTAAAAATTGAAGATTCTGTGCGAATAACCACATCAAACACCGACACTAGATCAACGCAAAAAACTGGATTTGTAAACAACGCCGAGAGCGATACCATAAACGGCCTCACAGTGGATCAAAGGCAATCGCTTGAAGAAGCACTTAAACCAAAGGCTGACAATTAATGTTACACTTTTATTCAGGACAGGTAAGAAGATTTTTGACACAATTCATGAGGGTGTTGAACAATTTCAGTGTTGAAACAGGAAAAGGGAGTGACAATCGTGTTGCACTGAGGCCGGTTCCGGTTGTATACGGAGACCCTACAAGGCAAGTGGCTAATCTAATTAGAAATAACAGCGAGAACGCTCTGAACTATGCACCAAAAATAGCGTGTTACATCAGAGAACTCAACTATGACAGAGAAAGGATGCAAAATCCATACCACGTGGAAAAACAGCACCTCAAAGAAAGAGATGTTTTAGAAGACGGAACATACAGTAATAGATTGGGTGCTGGCTACACTGTCGAGAAAGTGATGCCATCACCATTCAGATTAGAGGTCACTGCTGACATCTATAGTTCAAACACCGATCAAAAATTACAAATTTTGGAACAAATTCTGTACCTGTTCAATCCAGATTTCGAAATACAGAAATCGGACAACTACATCGATTGGACCAGTCTTAGTTACGTGGAATTGACGGGCATTACTTTTAGTTCGAGAACAATACCTGTAGGTGCTGACACAGAGATAGACGTAGCAACAATGACTTTCAGCATGCCAATTTGGTTGTCACCTCCTGTCAAAGTCAAAAAACTTGGTGTTGTGCAGAAAATAATCATGAGCATTTATGATGACGACGGTGGCATCAACAAAGGATTAATAAGTGGACCTCTCCTTTCACAAAGTTTTGTTACCCCTAACAATTTTGGGTTACTGGTCACAGGTAACCAGTTAAGGTTATTGGGCACAACAGGTACTTCGGTCAAGTCTGGAGGCGATGGCTTCCACACCGGTGCGAATGCTGATACTTTTGCAGATCCATTCCAAACTTTTGGTCCACCGGTGAACTGGAAAGTTTTACTAGACCAGTATGGCAAGGTACGCAACGGAACTAGTCAAATAAGGTTAACTCAAGAAAACGGTAATGAGGTGATAGGTACAATAGCGACATCATCTTTGGACGACACTATCTTGCTTTACACAATAGATTCAGACACTATACCATCAAACACTATAACTCCTTCTGTAACCAAAATAATTAATCCATTAACATTTGATCCAGGTGCAACACCAATAAACGGCACTAGGTATCTAATAACGGAAGACATAGGAGATCCATCAAAACGTGTTGGTAAGACGGCGGCGGAAACCACTGAACAAGCATCTGATACAGACACAACCGCTGACGAATCCTACTTCTTTTCTGCAAGGTGGAAACATGCTCCAGCAAGTAAAAATGATATCATTGAGTATGATTCTACCAATGATGAGTGGGACGTTGTATGGGACGCATCGAACCCTGACTCCACATTGGCCTATGTGACCAACCTTAACACAGGTATCCAGTACAAGTTTACAAATGGCACCTGGGTAAAAAGTTATGAAGGTATCTATACTGCTGGTAAATGGACCATCGTGCTTGACGGTGGTGCAACAGCGTATGATTCAGACACAGACGCAACTACTCCTTGATAATTCCAAACATAAGTGTTATAATAAATTATGAAAGAAAACATTGTTTGCTCTGGAGCACTTTTCTATAGCACTGCTACCAAGCGTTTTTTGTTCCTACAGAGAACTGACAAGAAGACACAGGGCACTTGGGGACTAGTGGGCGGACAAGCAAGGTATACAGAATCCGCGTTTGAAGGGTTGAAGCGGGAGATAGCGGAAGAAGTGGGCGACACACCCAGATTTAAAAAGATAATCCCTCTAGAAATGTTCACATCTAACGATCAGAAATTTTTCTTCCACACATACTTGATTGCCATAGAATCAGAATTCATACCAAAACTTAATGCGGAACACTCCGGCTACTGCTGGTGTGCGTTTGAATGTTGGCCCAAGAACCTGCACATGGGTCTAAAAAATACACTCAACAATAAAAGTATAAAAGGTAAGTTGCAGACTATACTAGATCTTATAGTTTAACCAGCACTAATTTTCAAGGTACCTGAACTGTTCCAAAGTTGCCCTGCAACCCCCGGATCACTTGTAGGTAGGTTGGTCATTTTCACAACAGTATTTGAAAAAGTTTTGGCGCCCGAAATGGTCTGTGTGGTAGACACTAGAACTTGTTCGCTTGTTGACGCACCCGCCGATGCCCTTAATAAATTGACTCTGTATGCATTGACAGTTGTACTTGCACCTGACGTGCTTGCCGACGACACTGTGACAGTTGATCCGGTCAAAGATGCTGTGAATGTCAGTTGGTCTGAGCCTTTTGTGGACACGATGGGTCCTGATGATACATATGCGTCAGAACCGTCTGACACCACAAATACTTCTGAGATACTTGCCGCACTTTCTGAAGAACTGTTTCCTACAACAACATAGTGAGCACCATTGGCACTGTCTGTGGAGAAAGTGTCCATTGTGGTAGCACTGCTTGAAGTAGTGGTCTGTCCAACAGTCTTCGTGTTTGTACTGGAAGCATCAGATTCTGAATCTCCAAGCAACACCCTGTACATCTTGACTGCAGTGTTTGGTTCATTGGCACTTGCCCTCAATCTCACATTAGAACCACTGATGTCTGCTGTTAAACTTATCAGTTCATTGCTTCCTGTGAAGTTACTGTTGTATGTTGTGATGAATGCATCACTGCCGTTGTGTACGACCAAACACTCTATGTTGTGCAATTCTGTCTTGCCAGTGTTATTGGCACTTATGTAGTATTTCGCACCTCTGTACGTTCCGTGTGCCCAAGTGTCCAAATTTTCAACAGCACTGTCAACATCTGTGTTGATGATGGTAGCAGTGTTTCCTGAGCTTGATGCAGATGTATTGTCTCCTAACCCTATCTTGAAAAATTTAATAGAGTTTACTGCCGCTGTACCTGTACCTTTTAATCTTACAGTGCCTGAATTGATATCTGCAGTGAACGTCAGTTGATCGTTTGTGCCTTGTTGTACTCCGCCACCCGCCGAAACGAATGCGTCTGAGTCGTTGTGGACTAAACTTATTTGCACTGTTGCAAGTTCATCGTTAATTTCATCTTTCATCACACCAAGATAGAACGCACTATCAAAAGTACCTGTGGTGAATGTGTCGATGTTGGTTGCCGAAGTTCCTATTGATGTTTGCTCTCCTGTGCTGGTATCACTTGATTCTGATACCGAAGCCTGCGTGGCTATGTTTGTCCAGCCTGTTGTGTCGTATCTCTCGTATGTGTCCGTTGATGTGTTGTACCTTATCATACCAGTGACACTACTGCTAGGTCTTGCCGCTGTTGTACCTTTAGGTAGTGTTATAGCACCCGGTTCCAGTTTAAGATTGTTGTGCGTGATGTAGAGATCATCTGAAGTCTGTCCGCTGGCCCTGTAGATGTTGTCGGCCTCCATCGCCAGTCTTGCGAAATATATTTTGGTGTTTGGGTTACAACTCGCACGCAGTCTCGCCTTGCCGCTTGATACATCGGCTGTGAATGTTGCCAAATTGTTGTTTGCTGTCAACACGAAACTTTCAGATATTGTGGCATCCGTGCCGGCATCGTTCACGGTCATCGTGACCTCTGAGTTCTGATACTCTGATCCAGACTCCATCGCGATGAAATATCTGGCCGCCTTGTATTTGAATACGTCAAAAGAGTCAACTGTTTCAACAGTTGAATCTATATCACCCTTGACACCGTACAGGAAGTTGTCAAACTCTCCAAGTTTTGTTTTAGATCCGAGATCCTGTCTGTACAGTATCGCTGTACCTGTTGTGTTACCACCTGACGCTGAACTTAATGTTACAGTCGCTCCTGATATCGATGCACTCAGTGTGTGTAACGGCGTACCCCTGCTGGACACAAGAGCATAGTCATCATGATAAACTGTTGTGCCGTCGTGTGTTAGACTGGCCTCACTTATCTGGTAGTCGCCTGCCGTGTCATCCTTGATCAGGATCACGTACTTGGCACCTCTGATATCTGTCTTGGTGAATTGGTCTAATGTCGTTGCGCTAGAAGTGATGCTTGTTGTTGTGCTTATTATTTTTGAATTTGTGTTGGCAACAGTCTCGTGGTGATCACCCAATGCTATCCTGTATATCCTCAGGTTGGTGTGTGATGATGTGTTCGTAGCCGCCGACAGTTGAACCATGTCTCCGGATATGGCCACCGTGAAATCTGCTATGCGGGTTGAATCCTCATTGATGTTGTACGTGGAAACGTAAGGAGTGGAATCATCATGCACTATCGAAACTTTAAGGTGTCCCACGAATCCGTTGTCTTGGTCCTCCATGACCACGTCATAGATGGCACCTCTGTATTCCGTGATGTCGAATTCGTCTATCACAGCAGATGTTGTTCCGAGTTTGTAGTAGTTGAATTGTTTGACCGCTGTGTTGTTTCCGCCACCGCCACCTGATGATTCAGAGAATGAAAGGTTGCCCGATCCGTCTGTTGTCAGCACCTGTCCGTTGCTTCCGTCTGCGGTCGGATAACTCAAGCCATCCGCTATAAGTGATCCTGTGATTGTGGCATCGCCCGCAACTGTTAATGATGTGCTGTTTAGTAGTTGTAAGGAATCCGATCTCAGTCTCGCAGTGATAACATTTGACCCTGCCTTCCTGTTGGCGAATTCTATGATACCGTCTTCTGAGCCATCTGATGCGTCCTGTATCTTACCTGTGATCTTGGCATACACGACTTCCTGGTCCGCGTCATTCTCACCTTTAAATTTAAGTTGTCCCAGATAGTCGGCGTCCGCTGGTGATCCCGAATTCCTTTTAAGTGTTATAACAGGGCCTGCACTGCTTGACGCTTCTGTTGTAGTGATAAGGAAACTGTCATCGGTCGATGTGTTGGTTATGTCCAGTGACGCCAAACCTGTCAGGCCTGACGCTGTGATTGTGCCGTTTACGTGTAGTGCTGTTGATGGTTCTGAAGTACCAATACCCACGCGACTGTTTGTTACGTCGAGATACAGTAGGTTTGTTTCAAATGCAAGGTCGACTCCATTCCTAGTCAGATTGGACTTTAGGACCGACCCCGATATACGACCAATGGCCATACTCGTGTACTCCTTCTATAATAATGTTAGTAGAGCATATGCCCTACACAGCCTGATATCATTGCCGGCTGAGCCACAGTAACAGTATTTATTCGTTCAAAAAAAAAGGGCGACCCGAAAGCCGCCCTTTGTATTCTACTAAAAAGTATGAATATTTATTAGTTGTTGGTTCTCACCGCACAGTTTACCAATTTGATACCTGCGTCTGTTGAACTTTCTAATGCTCTACCAATAACGTGGAAAGGAGAGATTGTCTCCCCTGCCGCTACTGCTCTAGCACAACCTTTTACGCTTGAAGTAACCAGTCTTTGACCTTTTGTCACAGCACCTGTAACTCTAACCGGAGTTCTACCAGTCATTGCCACATATGGGTGTGATTCGTTGTTACCTGCCGCCGCGTTCATGGCGTATGCTGGCATGTCAGAGATAACACCAAAAACGTTCTCAGATAGGTCTGATGTTGTTTCTGTGATTTCTGCTGTGCCGCCCACTTCCACAACTGCGCCTGCTGTCATTGGAGCGTCTGCTTCGAAACGCTCGGCAACGTCCGCGTACTGTGCCGAAGTTGATGTTGCGTGTATCACGTTGGCCCTGATGTCAACTAGTGAATCAGATCCAGGACCAGATTCATCACCTCTTGGTGCTTTGAATGCCGTCCAGGCACCGCCTGCGTTACCGTGGATAGTTGTACCGTCATCTGCGAAACTTTCATCCCATGCCCAATAAAGAGCCTGTTCTGTTGCATTTGAACCTTCACCCCTACTAACTCTTACACCTGATATTGTAGGCATGCCTGCGTTTGATGATACGTTCCTGTTGACCTCTATGATGTTGTCTTCAACTGAAAGTGTTGCTGTGTTAACGATTGTTTCTGTACCGTCTACTGTTAAATTTCCGTGTACCCTCACACCCGCGTCTGTCACAGTCAATTCGGTGTTTCCCGATGCTGTTACAACCAATGATGTTGAGTTTACCGTTGCGTTGGTCGTACCAGATGTTATAGCAGTTGTTGATACTGTCGCTATCTGGTCGTCTACATATTTTTTGTTTGCCGAGTCACCGTCACTTGATGGTGCATCGGTTGACATACCTGTGATCTTGTTGGTGGATGCACTAATTGTGATGTCACCTACAGATATACCGTTGTTTACTCTAAAGTTACGTGTTGTCATAGTTCCATGTTTCCCTTATGATTTGTTGTTTTAAAATTAAGTCGTAAAAAAAACGCCCTAACAGTTGTATTTACCATTAGGGCGTTTAGAATTATCGTTAGGGTCTTAGTTTTGCCTATTACACCGCCATTAGTGAATACTGCACCTTGGCCGCTGTCTGACCACCTGTTGATGTGGCCTTGACGTTCACTGTGTTCGAACCATCATGCTCGAAAGTGATTGTAGCCAGGTCAGTAGAACCTGTGTTTGTCACACCGTATACGTTACCATAAGCCGTTGAGCCGTCATGTACAACGTGGGCCTTGATAACCGCGTACTCTGTGTTCGCAGTGTCAGTCAGCCCTATGAATAACTCCGCACCTCTGTAAGAAGCGGCGTTGAAACTCATGATAGTTGTCGCAGTCGATGTGAAGTTCACCGAACTTGTCTCGGTTCTAGCAATACCACCTGTCACTAGTGAAGTGCCGTCTGCACCTGTGATCGCAAATATTCTAGCACCGTTGTGTGGGGCAGAAGTAAATGTGATGTTAGTGCCTGACACTGAGTAGTTCTCAGTTGGTTCCTGGTACACGTTGTCGATGTAAACGAAAACGTTGTTAGCACTCTCAGGTGCTGAACTGAAGAAACCTGAGAAAGTTGTAGTGGATCCGTCACCTGTGGTTGATTCCTTAGTGAATGTTGGAGTTGATCCAGCGATCGCGAACTCGACGAAAGTTGAACCATCTGAACATCCTTCGTATTTTCCTGTTGTTGTGTTGAACCTTATGATACCGTTTGCCGCCGTAGGTCTCTGAGCAGTTGTACCATTTGGTACCCTGATAGCGTCAGTTGACGAACCTGCGTCAAGGTCATATGCTGGAGACGATGTTCTGATACCCACGTGGTCCTCAGAACCGTCTACGAATAGTGCGTGTGTGTCGCCGTTTGATTCAACTCTGAAGTCAACACTTGCTGAACTCTCGTTGATCGTAACGTTACCACCGTCTAACTCAACGTTGCCTGATGCTGTCAAAGTTGTAACAGTCGCCGCCGCCGCTGTGTTTGATCCTAAGATACCGTCGATGTCCGTACAAGTTATGTCACCTGCTCTAATGTTCGCGTATGAATCAATTGTTACGTTACCTGCTGTTGTTCCATCCTCACCTGATGTCACTGCAAACGCGAATTGGTCTGCTGATTCATCCCATAAGAATGACACGTTGTCGTCTGATCCTCTGTTGAAGAATAGACCTTGGTCGAACGTGTTGGCCGCTCCACCTGAGTTGTTCTTCGCCAATGTTAAAAGCGGATCTTCAATCACTAATGTTTGTGAATCGATAGTTGTTGTCGTACCGTTTACAGTCAAGTTACCTGTCACTTCCATGTTTGAACTTACAGCAACTTTACCTGTTCCATTTGGAGTTAAAGTGATGTCACCGTTTGTGACCAAACCTGTAATTGTTGATGCTGTGTTTGAAAGTTGTGTTACACCCAACTGAGTAGAAGCAGTCCTGAATATAGCAGTCTGGTTTCCTTCTGTTGTTAGGTGGATCTCGTCCACATCCGAACTTGGTTCTACGTTCACTGACGTATCCTCGTCAGCGTCTTTAAGCTCTGAACCTGATGCCAGGTTGGCCCAAGCACCACTGGCGTAACCTTCGATGGTTGCGGTAGTCGAGTTGTATCTTAAGTCACCGTTTGCCGGTGATCCCGGTCTCTGTGCTGTGTTTCCTGACGGTAATCTTAAAGCGTCTGTAGCCGAAACGTGTAAAGTCACTGCCGGTGAGGCTGTACCAACACCAACTCTTGAGTTAC